TAGAAGGTACAGCTACTGTAGTGCGAGGTGCAAATACTTCTATTGAAGCACAACAATTTTCTAAGCGCAAGTGGGCGCATATCGCTGTATCCCGTAAGCTAGATGATGAAAAACTGTATATGCACTATAACGGTAATGTTATAGCAGATGCTAGCTATAGTGAAGCTAACTTAACTTTTACTAGTAATGTGCAAATAGGTACTACCTTTAAAGGGTACATAGACGATATGAAAGTTACTAATAAAGCTGTGTACGGAGCTTCTAATTTTACTCCTCCATCAAACAGATCTAGACCTGATGATGATACAGTATTACTACTACATTTTGACGGTAAACAAGGCGACACTTCTATTATTGACGTACATGGAGCTATTAATGACTATACCTTCAGTAGAGATCATGGAGAGATAATTAGAGAAACCAATTCTTCTGCAGCTGTAAAAGGTGGCGTACAAAGAAGCTTCCCATCTATGACCCTATTAGGTCCTGCAGTATTTCAAGGATATCCTAGTGGCATAAAAGTTTCTTACCGTGCGGGTTACGAAAATAATACTGTACCTTTAGATATTCAAATGGCTACTTTAGATTTTATAAAACTAGTGTATAAACAAGATCAGGATAAAAAAGGTTTTACTTTTGAAGGAGAAAGTGGTGATAAGTATCCTTTAGCTTCTAGTTTTCCTCCCCACATAAAACGTATTTTAGATATGTATAGGATTATTATGTAATGGCGAAAGCCTACCCTCTTGTTAACTCTACTATTATTAGTAAAGTAACTAGTTCAGATCCTAAGCTAAACGTAACAACTAAAGGGCCTTTAGCTTTGTCTAAGGCCCTTAAAACTTCTCAACAATTATATAGGGCTTCTAGAATAGATAGTAAGTATAAAGGTGTACTAACTTCTTTAGCAGGTAGACTAAACTCCCAGATAGAGCTAGCTATTGTTAAAGAGCTGGGAGGAGGTCAAATTAGTGCAGGTAAAGGTGGATTTTATCCTGATTTTTTTATAAATATAGATGGTTCAGAAGAGTTTAGAGAGCAAAAACTTGTAGCAACTAAAGAAACTGACACAGGCGTAGTCAGAAAAAGCAGAGTTGGACTAGCTGGGGGTAGTGGTATTACCTTAAAAACAGGTAAACAAGAGCTACTTACTGGGTTTAACCTATCAAGTGGTGAACCAGAAGCAGAAACTAAAGAAGTTAGAACTACTAGACTAGTAAGAAATTTAAGAACAAATGCTAATAATCCAAGAGAACTACTAAGAATATTAGATGGTAGAAGTCCTGCTGCTAGAGCTATAAAAAATAGCTTAATAACTAAAGCTAGTGCAATTGATATACCTGTACAATTCAGAGGAGTATTACAGAATAGAACTATTAAGTTTACTTGGCCTCAAATAAAAAAATGCGTAGCTGCAGGCAAAATGAAAATATTAATTAAGCTTGCTGATGATGAGACTGTTGAAACAATACAGCTAAACTTATACTTTACAGGGTCTACTATAACTAAAGCTTTAAATGATATGAATAGAGTAGTTATAAAACAACTAGACGGAGAATTAGGTACTACAGTACTTAAAGCTTTATCGGAAATGGCTACTCTACCTTCCGGTATTACTGCGGGAGAGGTACAGAAATGGCTAAAGAGTATGGGCTTTAATCATGCTCTTGCATATATTGCAGGATCTGCTATTATATCACGCGGCATAGCTAAGATAAAAAAACCTAAACTACAAAAGAAACAAGCTACCAAGACTCAAGGATTTATTTCAGGTGTACAGTGGACAGCTTTAGTACAAAATCAACTACAGAAAACTATGAGAAAAGGTGGTCCACCTATTAAACCTAATCTAACAGAGCGTTCTGGAAGATTCAGAGGTAGTGTGAGAGTTGTTCCAAATTATAGAAATAACTTAATAAGTTTTTACTATCTACCTTTATATAGCCATTTAGAGAAATATGGTTATGATCCTGAACAACAAATAACCCGCAGTATACGAGAAGTAGCTCAAAAAGTATACGCAAGACAATTTAACATACAAAGGATGGCCTAATGCCTGTAAATAGAAGAACAGAGATAATCCAATTTTTAGTAACTAGATTAAAAGAGATTGATGGGGGCGTTTCTCCTTATGATAGTAACTATACTTTTGCATTAAATCTTTTTGATAATGTATTTCGTAAAATTAAATTTCTAGATGAAGTTAACGACTTTCCTGCCTTGTATGTCTCTGCGGGGACCGAAATCCGAGATTTTCAATCAGAAAATTTGACGGTAGCTACGTTAGACGTTATTATAAGGGGATACGTATATGGAGAAGATAATTCACAAAATATATCTGATAATCTTGTTCAAGACGTCGAACACATTATATACGCATTAGGCGACAATCCTGATAAAGGCATATTAGATATAACAATAGATAATATTACTATGGATGAGGGATTGGCTATACCATACGGTATAGCAGAAATTGAATTATCAATAGTCTATAGACTAGAAAACTAAGGAGAAAAAAATATGGCATCTCTTAATCTACAAAGAAATTCCGAGGTATTCTTCTCTTCCGTTGATTTAAACGGAGGAGCAGCTGTTACCACTATGACACCTCAAAACACCTGGAAGCTAGAAGTGCTTGCTGGGTTTGCTGTGTCATCATCTGCCGCTACTCAGGACATAACCAGCTTAGAATCTGGAACTAGCCCTGATCGCTCGCAGCAAAGATTTAATACCGCAATTAACCCTGTTGACTGGAACTTACAAGTATACGTAAGACCTACGGGTGTACAAACAGGTGCTGCAGCTAATGGGACAACAGCTGCAACAAACAAAACAGGCAACGTTAAGCCCGTAGCTGACTGGTTTATGTGGCAGTCACTTACTTCTAACACTAAACCTACTTCAGGCACTGCTGATCAGTCTATATGGACTAGCGGAGGTAAACTAGCTACAACTACTACTGCAGCTTCTACAGGAGCACACTCTTCTCGCTCTAACTTCTCTACTATGCCTGAAAATCATATGTACTTTAAACTAGATAATGTTATTTATCAAGTACAAGCTTCTACTGTTAATGGCGCTGCTGTTGACGCAGGTATTGAAGAAATTGCTACTACTACATGGACCGGCTTTGGTACTACACTAACTGAACTTTCAGGAACTCCGCGCAATAATGCTATTTCTGTATTTGGTGGCATACTAAATAGCGGTAGTACCGTATTAGCTAACTCAAGCTCAGTTAATACTTCTGCTCCTTCCAGCTATCACCCTTTTGCTACTATGAATGTAGCGGGTGTTTCTGGTACTAACTCTTTCATTAAAAACCGCTTAAGTTCTATCGAATTCCATCATAAACCAACTGCAGGTGGATCTGATGTTAAGTACACCTTCCCAGTTACTGCTCTAAGCTTTGACTACAATAATAATGTTACTTACTTAACTCCAGAAGAACTAGCATCACTTAACCAACCTATCGGTCAGTTTACTGGTACTCGTGCCGTAACTGGTTCTGCTACTATGTATCTACGTTCCGGTGATACTGAGTCAGCTACGTTCCTACGTAATATTGCTAATGATACTAGAACTTCATCTGCTGTAACTTCTAATGCAAACTTAATTATTGGCGGCGCTACTGCTCCCTATATGGCTTTTCAATTAGATGCATGTCAGTTTGAATTCCCTACACTAGCTGTTGAGGATGTTATCTCACTAAGTGTTAATTTTGTAGGACAAGAACCGACTGCAAGTAAAGGCGATGGTGGAGAGGTTACAATCTTCGCTGCTAAAGCTTAGTACTTAAACTAACGATGTTTCTGAGGGGGAACATTAACTATTAACCAGAGAGTGTCTATTCACTTGCAAATCAAGGTCCCCCCTCACCTTAGAAAGCAGATACGTGAATAGACACTCACCATAATCAAATGAGGGAAAATCATGAGTAAAATTAAAAATGCAATAGCCAAAGAAACGTCAACATGGGTAGAATTCCCGGATATTGAAGGTTTTGAGGTTAATTTACGTTTCTTAACCAGAGAAGATTTAGTTAAGATTAGAGGCCAAAGCCTACAATATAAATTCAATAAAAGAACCCGTCAACGTGAAGAAGAAGTAGATAGTGATAAGTTTTTAGAAGCTTACGCTGAAAAAGCTGTTGCCGATTGGAAAGGCTTAAAGTGTAAACACTTACCTCTATTGTTACCTGTTGACATTTCTTCTATGGACCCCGAAGAAAATATCGAATATAGTATAGAAGAAGCCTTAGAATTACTTAAAAATTCTACTATATTTGACCAGTTTGTTACTGATACTATGAATGATTTTGAGCAATTCTCTAAGAAAAAAGTAGAGACTAACTCAAAAAACTAATAGACTACCTCCGTAGTTCTTTTAACGGAGGTGGAGTAGACGTAGAACAGTATCTACTAATGTGTGAGCAGATGGGTTGGGAGCCTGACGAAAATCAGATACCTATAGACCCTTCTACTTTATCAATAGAAGTTCAGCAAACTCTAGTACTACTAAACGCTCTACCAGATAAATGGGAGGGTATGAGTGGTTCTTGGATGGGCAAAGACTATAGCGGTTTATCTGCGATTATGGATATATATGAAATTCAAGATCGTAAAGATGTTTTTGAGTTGTTAAAATTAGCAGAACAAGAACTAGGAAAATTCTATACCCAGAAGCAAAAAGAGCAAGCCTCTTTAAGCAAAGCAAAGAGAGCATAAGTAGTTGAGCATTATTAAAAACGTTGTAGATACAACATTTACATCCAAGGGAGCTGCCGGAGTTGCTAGCTCTACTGCGGGTGTAACTAAAGCACAAACACGACTGGGACAAGCAAGTGCTAGTTCCGGTCGTCAATTTTCTGCACAAGCTACTGGCATGGGCGGCTTAGTAGCTGCTTACGCTGGCGCTGCTGCTACCATCTTTGCTCTTGAAGCTGCTTACATGGCTCTATCTAAAGCTGCTCAGGCTGAAACTATCGAAAAAGGTACTAACTCTCTTGCTAGAAGTATAGGACAGAGTGGTCCCGCTATTATTAAATCACTAAGAGAAATTTCACAAGGCCAGCTTACTTTAGCTGAGACAGCAGCAACAGCTAACATCGCCCTTTCTGCTGGCTTTAATGCTTCCCAACTTGAAAAATTAACTACTATCGCTTTAGGAGCTTCTCGCGCTCTAGGTAGAGACTTTGAAGACGCACTTCAAAGGGTTACTAGAGGTGCGGCCAAGCTAGAGCCTGAACTATTAGACGAACTTGGTATTTTTACACGTATTGATCCTGCTATTAGAGCTTACGCCTCATCCTTAAATGTGTCTGCATCCAGCTTAACTCAGTTTGAAAGAAGACAAGCTTTTGTTAATGCTGTTATCGAGGAAGGTAATAAAAAGTTTAAATCTATAGATATATCAGCTTCTTCCTCCCAAAAATCATTAGAACAACTAAGAGTACAAATTAGCGACTTAGGTACTGACTTTCTACAGCTAGTAGCAAGTGGTATTAAGCCTCTTGTTGACTTTTTAAATGATAATGCCGGTGCTGCACTATTACTATTTGGTGGTATACTAGCTTTAGTATTTGGTAAATCTGCACAAGTTATATCAGGTTTTGCTGCTACTAGTTTAACTAGCTTAGGTGTTCTAGCTACTGGATGGGCTATGAAAGCTGAAAGCATGCGCGGTAATTTTGTAGCAGTAACTGCAGCGGCTAAAGCCTTTAATAAAGAAGTAGCTAGTCGTGGCGGTGTACTAGGCAAGGGGCTATTAAATGCTAAAGGCAAGCCAGCTAAGTTAGCAGGTACAGGGTCTTTTGTACAAGGATTAGATAGAACTACGTCTTCTGCAGCTTCTTCGGCAAGAGCTGATTTTGCAGCTGGTGGCGTTAATTACGCTGGTAGAAAAAAAGCTATTGCCGATTTAACTAAGGCGAAGCTAGCCTTAACAGCTGCTCAAAGAGGCGAGAGCCTTGCTTTTAAAGACGCAACTAGGATAATTGCTGCTTATACTGTGGCTAATAAATCAGCTACAATAGGTACTAGATTATTTGCTGGTGCAGCTACAGTAGCTACGTTTGCTGCTAGAGGATTAACTGTCGCTATGGGTCTACTAAATGCTTCTCTTGGTATTATATTTACTATAATTACTGTAGCTCAGATAGCTGGTACCTTTTTTGACGTAGATATATTAAAGAAAATAAAAGAAGGTATTCTTGGTATTAGAGAAGCTTCAGAAGATTTAGCGTCTGGTTTTCTTGGTGTTGCTGGAGGTAGCATAGGTGAAGATTTAGTAAATAGAGTAAGAGATTTAGGTGGCGAGACAGAAGGCCTAGCTAAGAGGTTAGTAGAAATGAGAGATAATAATGCCACAATGACCATTATAGAACAAGGCCCGAGGGCTAATAACTATGGTCCAGACGCTTCAATAACCCCTCTACTTATAGCTACTACGGATTTAACTAAGAAGCAGGAAAAGCTAAATAGAGTAAGAGAAGGTGGCAACGAAAGCCAGATAAGACAACTACAGATAGAGATAGCACTGTACACTGCTCTAGTATCAGCGCTAAGTTCTGTAAACGCAGGGTTTGAGTTACTTGTAGGACAGACTGCTAGGTTATCTGGTATACCTGCTAACACTATTTCTGATTTATTTAGCAGTGCTGACGGCATTATAAAGAATCTTGGTGATGACGTAGAGATTATGTATAATAAATTTCCAAAAGGTACGGATTTTAATACTCTAACGGAAGCCCAACAAAATCTTATATTAGATGCCGTGCGTCTGCAGGATGCTTTAAACAACGCAGGAGATGGGTTATCTGACGCTAGTTTAGACTCAGAAAAATTATCAGCTTTATTGTCTGGTGCAAGTACCGCTCTTAAAGAGCTAAAGAAGAATAGCTTAGCCTCTGCTCGTTCAATAAGAGAATTAATAATACCAATGGATAATCTTAATGCTAGCCTTAGAGAATTACAAACAGCTGAAAAAGTGTTAGCTGGTATACAGAAAAACTTTAGCTCAGCTATTTCAGGAGTAGATACTACTGCTTTTTCTGGGTTAATTAGTATTACAGGTAAGATAGCTACAAACACTGAACAAATGACTGCATTTCAAAATGAATATCTTGCTAGTCTTATAAAAGCGGAAGGAATTGGAACAGACAGTGCGGGAGTAGCCTTAACAGATGCCGGAGTAGTTGCGCAAAAAGCTGCTCTTGGATTAATTATACAAAATCTTCAAAAGACTAAACAAATTAGAAAAGAAGCTGATAAACAAGTAGAAGCTTTAGAGTCTCAACTAAGATTATTAAAACAGCAAAATGATATTACGTTTAAAATAGCTCAGAATACTGATTCAGCATCGAAACTATCTA